CTAATTACTCTAGAACTTTATCTAGTAATGTCCTCGATTGTTTGTTACGCGGCAAGTTCACCAAGGCTGGTGAAACTGGTACACAACTCTTGCTAAAAGAAACACTATCCGATGCTACAAGAGCATCCCTAGCTGTATCTTTGAGTTGTGAGCCACGTTGCTCTAATGGAAAGAAAACTTCTCTGTATTGGTCTGATTTACCTATTATTCATGTTAAATCTGCTTTGAAAGCAGCACGTGCAATCATTGATTGCATGGACGATGCCGACCCTAAGGTCCGTGATCGAATAAATATCAGTACAGAAAGTCTTTTATCTGTTTTTGTCTCTCTTATCAGTATACCTTATGTTGATTTTATTAAAACATTAAAATACTATACTGCTTATCCTCTTGCATTCTTTCTGAAAAATGATTTACCCCCTAAACCAGAAGGTGTCCCAGGTACTAAGTACCCTTTCCTTGGGAACTGTAAGGTTCGGTCTTGGTGGGTGGAAAGAATGATATCAAAATGTCACTTTAATAAGAATTTAAAACTCTTTTGGTCTCTTTTACAAGGGGTCAAAAGGGCTTGTGAATTCGCTAATGATGGCTTTATTTACTCAACTATGCTAAAGCACAGAGATGTATTAAGTAAAATTGATACAACATGCGATCTCAGGGCCAGCGATGGCTTCTACTATTCCGTTCAACCGGAAGAATATCGCCAAAATTTCTTGCAATTCTTTAAGGGCTTTAAGCCAAACATTAATAAAGAATATGAATTAGTAACAGTGCTTGTTGGGAACGTAAACGCTCTCAAGGTGGATCACGTGGTGAAATCTTAGATATTGCCAATGATGTATATGGTGACAATGATATAGAAAAGGATTTATGTGGCTCTTTGATAAGAGATGGAGTTAACTCCGTCCTTTATCGTATGGTAGAGATTAGTCCTGGTAGGGTAGAGGAACTCCGTGGAGTTCGGAAACCCATTGCCAGAGAATTATTCGGATTCTTAGCAACTAAGCCTAAAGCTATGGTTGCAGCTATCCTTGAACCCTTGAAGGTTCGACTAATCACAAAAGGTCCATCTGTGGACTATTATTTATCAAAGAGTTATCAAAAATCCTTATTCTCATACTTAAGGAGGTTCTCTCAATTTGAATTAATAGGCGATCCCTTACGGGAAGACCATATTTATAGAATGATTGAGAGGGAAACCTACCTTAAGAGTAAGGGGATGAAATTTTCTCATTTTGTTTCAGGGGATTACTCCGCTGCTACTGACAACTTGAAGATCTTTTATACAAAACTCGGTTTAGAAAGTTCTTTTGCACATCTCGATATTCCTTCGGAATATTTGAAAGCATATAGAAATACACTTTATGAACATGAGATACACTATCCTAATTATAACAAGTTTGGGATAGATCCTATAGATCAGAAGTCAGGTCAGTTAATGGGTTCACCATTGAGTTTTCCTTTTTTATGCCTGAATAATGTAATTGCCTACAAATTATCTATTGAAGATCATCTGGGATTCGAAGTCCCTTTCGCTCATTTACCAGTTTTGGTGAATGGAGATGATATTTTATTTAGAACCAATCCTGAACACTACGAGCTTTGGAAAAAGCGGGTAGCATCTATTGGATTCGATTTAAGTATAGGTAAGAATTATATTCATGAGAAAGTTTTAACTATTAATTCACAATGTTTTAATTATTGTGAGAACTTTTTGCACAAAGTTGATTATTGTAATTTTGGGCTTCTCTCTGGAACTTCTAAACTTGGAAGTCAATCTAGAGGGGAAGTGCGTGAAAAGGCGTTGGATCTGTGTGAGAACTACATTAAAAGTGTAGGAGGATCACTAGATAAAAAGCTTAGTTTTACTAAGTTTCTATCACGTAATAGTGAAGATATCAACAAGATCACTCATCATGGCAGGTACAACCTATTCGTCCCAAGGGTATTGGGCGGTTTAGGTTTGCCAGTTTATGAGGGGATCACCTTTCATGTGACACGTTTTCAGGCGTGCCTAGCAAAATATATTAGAAAAACCTGTAATACAACTATTGTCGGGTTTAAAAGTGATGCAAAAAGTAATAGTATTAAAGAGAGAGAGACAAGAAATAAAAAGAAGTTAATGATCGGTGTTGAACCTCTTAGAGAGTCCGAAAAGATATTGGAATCAGTCACTCATACTGAGACTAATTCAAGCTATTTGGCCGATTCAACAATGAAATTTTTCACTACTTTACCCATTAAATGGACAAAGAAAGCAAGTATGAAATACTTTGGAGATATTAAACTAGGTGCAAACCCAGAAAAATACCTCGATCTTTCTTCTGATTTATTTAGGGTAATTAGTTATTATTAATTTAACTTCTTATTTTCTGATTATGTTATAAACTTATTGTGTGTGTGTTGTTTCAAATATTCGTGCTGGGTACACGTTAAAATACTCCGTGAAGAAAACACGTTAAAATAACCGGATTTTCATCCTAGTAAGGTGAATCTCTGTAATAATTACTACAAAGAATAATCAACGTGCGGCGCAGTCTACAGTCCGCCAGAACAAATCTGGACAAAAACAACAACAACAAAACAACAAGAAGAAAGAGAATAATAATAAGCAGAAGCCTGATCAGAAGATCATGGCTCCAACAGCACAAAGTATTCAAACTAAAATTAAAGATCCTTCTTTAAATTACTCTTTTAATAAGGGTGATGGATCTTTACGTGTCCGTCATCGAGAATATCTCAGGGACATTGAGCCTTTATTGGCGAATACTTTTCAGCTGTGGTCTTATCCTATTAATCCTGGATTATCCTATTTATTTAAGTGGTTATCTAATATTGGATCCGTCTATGAATCATACAAGTTCAATTCGTTGAACTTTGTGTTTGAATCATCAGGATCGACCTCTGATAGAGGTACTGTTATGATAGCGGTCGATTACGACGCGTCAGATTTACCACCAGTGAGCAAACAAGACTTGATGTCTTATCGTGGTGCCGTGAGGTCCAACGTTTGGTCACATTGTGCTTTTATAGCAAGTAAGGATGATCTATTAAAATTTGGGGTACAACGTTACATCCGATCCGGAAATGTTTCCGGCGATATCAAAACATTTGATGTTGGTAACTTGTACATAGCTGTCCAAGGGACAGCAGCAAGCGTGACTTTGGGTGAGGTATATGTTGAGTATGACGTGAGTTTTTACACTCCTCAAACTTCTATTACTTCCTTATTGGAGTCACAATCTTGTACTATTGCATTTGCTTCGGAAGTTTCGACCGCAGCTCCTTTTGGAACTAAAATCGACACTTATCGAGGTTTGTTGCCCATGCAATACAGAAGCCCACAAAGTTTATGGATTAGGGAACCAGGACAATATTTGATTGAAGTAGGTATTTTGGGAACCGGGATTGATTCCACTGATACAATTGATTTGACTTTACATCCTACGGGAGTTGGTCAGATCGCTGTATTAGGTTTTGGTTTCATGGCCAATGCTGCAAAGACAACTGGTAGAGAACTCTACCGTGTCTGGGTTGTGGATACTAACCAGTATTTGCAACTACAAATGTCCAATGTAACAACCTGTACTCAATCAGAGCTAAGAATAGCTCCATTTGCTTATTCCAATGATTAATCATTATTATTATTAACATAATCTAAAATTTCTAGAACAGAAATCCATTAGAGTCTTTTGCCTCAACAATCGTCCCAGTTATTATAACTGGTCTCGCTGAAGCGGGGTATACCTTAACCATGGTGTATTATTGAGTTATATATGGGGTCAAGTAACATTAGAATTAACAGGGAAGTAACACGTAAAGGTGACTTTAATCCGCTGAATAGTCTAGATGACTTAATGACATTAACCCAGAATTGTAAGAGTAGACAATCTAAAGTAATTGATTGATCTCAAGACTAACTTTCTAGTTTATCAAGGCCGGTG